ATGCCTACAGGCAGGATGCTATTTAATGGAAATACCTCACCTACAGATACTAGATTTTCTAGGCTCTGCCCTGAAAACTGAGTAGATAAAACATTAGCCTCACCACTAAAATCCCCTGCAGGAGTAGTATCTTGTATTTTAATTTTTACTAGATCTCCTGCTGCTAATGTAGCAGTAAATTTACCTGATAAAAATCTATCAGGCTGGATAGTAAATGATACTCCTCCAGGTACTAAATCATTAACATCATGCAGGATAAAATCTGCATCAGTTCCATTTACCTCTAATACTACTTTAAACTGAGCAAAATTCTCACTATAAAGCCCTCCATCTATTACAAATAAATAATTAAACTCAGTAGATCCTGCTATGCCTGCCTCATATCTATTATTAGCAATATCATAACTGCCTCCATTAAAATAAGTAGGAGCAGTAGCATCATCATATACAGGATAGAGATAACCTCCTGAGCCTATATTAGGGATAGAAAATGGATAACTCTCAGAGCTGTTGAGATAAAACTGAGTAGCATATAAATCTGCATTAGATTTTTTAGGGATGCTATCAGTACCATAGGGGATATACAGATGATTAAAATCATCATCCTCAAAAAATGGGCATTGATAGGTATATCCTGCATCAGAAAAAATCCTATCTATGATATGCCTGATGGATAGAGCAGGGTAGAACATCCCTGTAGTATAAAATGCAGAGGCTGGATTATTCTCCCTCTCTACTGATGGGATCTGCCCATAATCAATTAAAGGATAGGTATAGGGCTCTATAAAATCATTAGCCTCTAATCTATCCCATGCCTGCTGTACAGATCCTGCATTCCATTCATGGTCAGCATCTGAAAAATCTAGATCAGTTACTAGCTTATTATCAATTTCTCTAAATAGGCTTACTGCCTCTCCATAAATGCCTACCTCATATCTTACTATCTCATTTAGGATAATGATCCTGAGCAGCTGCCCTACCCCTGTAAACTGAGGGATGCCATTTACTACTACCTCAGCTAATACCTTTGCTGATGGATCAAAATTAGTTACCTGAGCTGATAGATCAAATAAATAACCTAGAGCCTGATCATTGTTAGGAGTAGATGGGAGGGTAATAGTTTTACTATATGCAGAGCCTCTATCTGTAGCATCCTCTATATTAGCTAGATTAAATGAGGTATCTATTGCAATATCCTCAGATAAATCCATGTAAAAATTGCCTAACCTTAGCTGAGTATTCATCTCTGAGTAAATTCCTTATATGGATAAATAAAATTGATAACTAAATTTTGCACCCCATCATAGAGCCCTTTCTTAGGGTTATAGTTGGTATCTGTAATAATGATAGGAGTAATATCCTGCAGAGCCTCATCATAGATATATACTCTAGGGCTGGAGAATAAATCAGTTAAATAAATAAACTGCTCATTAGTTAGGTTATCAGAGATGAGATTTACTGCCTCAGTTTTCTCAGTATCAGCAATAAAATCAGAGTAGCCTCTAGAGCTGTATAGGCTGCTATTCTCCCCATATCTCCTAGTTAGAGGCTTAGCTGCCTGTAGCCTATTATATGTATAGGTAGATCTCTTAGGCTTAGTAAATACAAAGCTATCTATCCCTCCCTTTCTATTCTGCCAAAATATCTGAGCTCTGCCATAGATGCTATTACATAAATTAGGATAGATATAGTAGGTATCAGAGATAGGGCTACCTCCCTGCTCATCATAAAAGGTAAAGCTATATCTAAATCCCTCAGAGCTGATCTCAAATAAATCAGTAATTAGGTTACTATCAGAGATATAATCTACCCCAATCTCCATTAATGAGGCAGGCAAAAATGGGATTATCTGTACTACCTCCTCATTATCATCTCCTAATGTATGAGCTGCTATATTATTATTATTCAATAAATAAAAATCCCTAGTAGGATTATAAATACCTCCATCCGCCATTTCATATACTACCCTAATAGCATCAGCTGTTCCTGTAGCCTGCAGTACATTTCCAAAATAGATCCAGCCATAATCATTAGGAGAGGCATAAAATGTAGTAGGATAATTGCTCATGGGCTTAAATCCTGCTGATCCATCAGCAAAATAATCTGCAATATCAAAGCCTGAGGTAATTTGCTCACGAACTCCAAAAGCTGCATTATTTACTCTGCCACTAAAAAACTCAGTAGAGAGCTCATCAGGTACAGGAGGAGAGCCCCATTCTGCCCCGAAATTAATAGTATATGCAGCATAATTTTTAGGAGCATTCCTAAATCCATCTAGATCTATATCAGGCTCAGATAATGATAGAGCTGTACTAATTATTTTACTAAATTCAAAGTAGCCATTATTATCTACAGGATCAGGATAAACTTTTAAGGTAGTTACCCCTACTCCATTTAATGATACCTCAGCAGTAAATCTAAAATTAGGCTCTGCTGTATCTGTACTGCTAATAACAAAAGCTAAAGGATTAAATCCTGAGCTATAAATACTAGGCTGCTGTATAATTGATAATCCCATATTATTACTTTTTTTCTACTATAATTAATTCGCTTAGCTCCTTTTTAAAAAACTGAGCCATATAATCCTGCATCTCATTTATCCTCTCCCTGTTAATTGCAGCATTCACAAAGGGAGTAGCTTTAATGCCTCTTTTAAAAATGCTTTTCTGCATATTTTTAGCTACTACCTTTCTGCCCTCAGGGCTATCATCTACTCCGAAAATAGTAGCTAATCTAGTTCTTACCTCAGGGCGAAAATTAAGCCATTTAGTAATAGCCTCTAATGGAGGGTATCTAGATGTAAACTTAAAAGGGCTATTAGGTGCTTTAGTTCCTGATCTAGCTCCCTTTACTCCTAGATCAATAAACTTCCAATAATAAGCAGCTTCTATTTTTAGGGCAAAGCCTGCAGTTTTTTTCTCTATAGGCAAAGGATCAAAGGATGAGGATAAATTACCTGTACTATTTTTATCCTTAGATAATAGCTCCTCTCTCCATATCCTGATAGTTTCTGTAGCCCATTCATATAGGTACTTCTCTCCCTCAGTCATGTTTTTAGTAGGATCATCAGGGATAGCTCCTGCTATCTTATCTAGATCGGTTTTTATCTCAAAAAATTTCCTAGCCATTACCTAAAAATATATTAGCTTAATTTCTTGGATTTATGAGCTAGCTCTATAGATCTCCTCTCATCCATTAGATGCTGAGCATGGAAAAGAAAATAGAGAGCCTTCCATTTAAATATGCGCTCCCATTTAGTTCTATCCCCTCCTGCTATATTGTGCACCACGTTTAAAAATCCATAGGTTACATAGGGATCAGGATTAAAACTAGATTTATCAGGCTCTAGCTCTCCATCCTCATCTGCTGGATGATGCTCTTGCCTAAATACTGAGGGATAATTTTTAGATACTGCTCCCAAACTAGAAAAAAAAAACTAGCTAGATCAATAGCATCAGAGGCTAGAAAATGCTTTTTTACTAGCTCTGCTCTTTTCTCATGCTCATCAGCATCATAATCCTGTATCATGCCTAGCTTAATCTCCCTGAGCATGGATGCTATCTGATAATGGAGAGTATCTAGGTTATCATCCATCTCCCTAAATTTAATGATCTCCATCATCTGAGCTGCCTGCTGCTCCTCTATCATGCTGGCTATGTAGTATTTCCTTTTCCCTAGCTCACAATATTTAGGCAGAGGCTTAGCTATCCTCTGATCTATCTGCTCCTTAATCTCTTTATACCTAGCAGAGAGCTCATCATAATCATATAGCTTTACCTCTGCAGGGCTTTTCCTATCTACTATAGATATTACTGATACTGCTAGATCAATAGGATTTTTTAAGATCCTCTCTGCCTCTAGAATATCCTGCAGATTTTCTATAGTTAATGTAGCCCATAGGCTTTTATCCTTTGCGTAAAAAGATTTTAAAAAACTCTTTACCCTTTTTAATTTATCTAATAACATATACCCCTTTATTTTTCTCTGATAGTTTCTCCATGCAAATATAGCGCAAAGCATCTAGGCTATGATTTGCAAAATCTACAGGCTCATCATCAGGATCTCCTGTTTTTTTTACTTTCCATTTATACTGCCTCAGCTCTTTAATGGTGTTAATGCTCCTCTTAGTTACTAGGAGCTTAAATCTTTTTACTATATCTATCCCTGCATTTACTGATCCCTGAGGTTTATGAGCTCCTTTAATCCTCCAGCCTAAATTCCTGAGCTCCTGTATAGCCATAGGGTTAGAGCTATCTGCTACTATTACCTCAGTTTTAGGTACTGATGAGGCAGTAAATAATGCAGATAATTGAGTAGCAGTTTTATCAGTTAAATATAGCAGCTCATCTACTACTATATCCTCATTAAATTTGTAGATAGCTACTAATGCAGAGGGATCTGCAGAAAATCCAAAATCTAGCCCATAGCCTAAAAGCTGAGCATTAGGAGGTATCTCATCTATAGTTACCCAATTCCTGTAAATCAGCCCCTCCAGCTTTCCTGTAAATCCCCTAGCATTGATTTTCCATAGGTTAAAATCTTTATCCTTTAGAGCCTCTAGTTTTTCTCTAATGCTGTTATCTACAAAAGGGTTATGTCTATGATCAGATATGATTAACTCTACTTCAGGCTCTCCTATTAAATGCTCATGCACCCAAAATTCAGCAGTAGGATTATAATCCATAAATACCTGCTTGGTAGATCGCCAATAAACCTCATTAAATACATCCTCCCTAATACCATTTACCTCATTAAAAAATGCGTAATCTCTTTTACCACTTTTGGCATCCTGAGCATTTTCATAACTTTTAAACTCTATAAATGAGCCATTGGTAAAATAGTATATCCTATCTGAGGCATTGAATTTATCTATATGCCTAGCGAAAAATGGAGTATCATTAATGATATTACCTAGATCCCTCATGGCTCCTACCTTTAAATTAGGTATATCCTGCCCTACTATGGTTATCCTATTTCTCTGCTCTATAGCCCTGATGCATAAAACTTGCAGGATGCTATAGGTTTTCCCTGAGCTAGAGCCTCCCTGATTTACCACTATCTTAGCTCTGCTGTTGTAATTAGCATAGAAAACTGATGATACCTGTAAATCCATTAGGATAGATCTATATCTGCCTCTGATCTAGGTAAAGCTGGAGCTGGCAGTACGTTAATATTAATGCCTGTTATCGTGCTGTTATTTTCAATTATCTGCCTCTCATTTAATCCATGATGCACCTTTAAATCAAAGATTAAGCCTGTAGTATTTCCATCTCCATTTATCAGAGCATCCATTTTCTCATTAAAGAAAAAATCATTTATCTCTGATACTATCCCATGATACTCTTTATAGGCATCCTCTTTACCATAGTTGAGCCATGTTTGAGAGGTTATTTTTAGATAGCTGAAAAATCCTCCTTTATTAGGTACTCTAGGTTTATTTACTTTTAGGATCATTCCGCTATTAGTAGGATGATCTATGCAGTAACATTTGCAATAGTTTATATAATCCCAAAATCCCTTAACAATATCCTCAGGCTGGAGCTTCTTTCCTTTCTTAGTTAGGTAGCCTCCGTTTGCGTGTAAATAAATAATCTCTGCCTTTTCCATTTCCTATTATTCAAATTTTACTGCTATCCTTAAATGATGAGGATAAAGATTATTTACTTTCCTGATCTCATTAAATAGCTTAGCATCATCAGTAATTACTAGGCAATAATCAAACTGATATAACTGCTTTACATTAGGCAGCTCCTCTACCTTTGTAAATTCTAAAGTAGGGTATTTTAGCTTATATACTGATGCATCAGATTTACTATAGATCAGAGCTTTAGGAGATACAGCAGAAAATACTGATAGCATCTGCAGCTCTTTTAATTTACTATCTGCCCATCTTTTAGCAGCAGCACCGCCCCATAGGAGATAGGAGATATATCCACAGCTTTTAGTATCATCTGCCTCCTGATAGTAAACCTCAGCTCTAGATAGATAGGAGTACATTCTTTTAATTACATTGATACTTACAGCATCCCCATTTGCTAACTGCTGAGCTCTAATCTTTCCTACCTGAGTAGCGCATTTATTACCTACAGCCTCATTTAATTTAATGCCTCTCTTAGCATTATTTTTTACAGCATCAGGATAATCTGCATAGCTCTCCATATCATGCCTAGTATTATACTTTGCTGCACCTGAGCAGATAGCATAACGCTGAGCAGGATCATCATACTCTGATACCATTTGAGTATTGCTCATGCATCGGGATATAAATTTATCCCTCTCCTCTCCTTTGCTGATTTTTGGTATAGGCATCTCTTTATCCTTTAGGCTTTCTACCTCTTTTAGCTGGAGCATCCTCTACAGGAGCAGGCTCTGCCTCTGCAGGAGCTACCTCTGCAGGCTTATTCTTTAGATACCATGAGGCTACATAGTTAATAGCTGATATGATGCAATCATTACAAGTAGCTACATAGTTAGGCATAATAGGCAGCTTAGTTTTATTGTAGGTATCTCTCAGCTCATCATGGAGATTAAAGCCATAGATACTCCCTAGCTTATTTAAAATGAGATACCATTTATAGATATTCTCTGCCGATTTAATTAGATCCTGATTTACCATAGTTTTACTTCTAAAATTAATACAAAGATAAGGGATAGAGCTCCTACTCCTGCAGCCATTAATACAGATAGAGGAGAGATACCATAGTAGGCTAATGTATATGCTACTCCTACCCAAAATGATAAACATACTGAGCAGGTAAAAGGCTTAAATTTTAGCACCTTAGGGAGGATAGTATAGCCTACTAATACATATCCTAGAGATGCTGCTAATAAACTGATAATTAAATACATACTTTAAATTTAGTTTTTAGTTTTATCTTAATTGCATTTAAACTATTATAGATACTCCTACGTGGGATATTGGTTAATCTATGTAGCTCTGATACATTCTGCCCCATCTCTAAATACTTTGCTAATAGCTTTCTCTCATAGTTCGTAAATAGCTCACTATTTAGGGCATCTACTACCTGAGGATAGAGTATATCAATCTCATGGTTATAAACATCTGCCTGAGGTAAATCAGTTTCTTTAATCTCTACTACAATATCATAGAGCCTATACTTTTTACCTACTGCCCCTGTTTTACTCATCATATTAGATAAGCTCCTAACTGCCCAAAATTTAAAATATTTAGCAGCATGGAGGGCATCTAGCTCAGGCTCAGATTTAGAGCAGATCATTAGCATAAACTCCTGCCATAGATCCTCCCCCATAGAGCCTCCAATTTTATGAGCTATCTCCTGATACTCCTCATTATCTATCAGATGAGCTATTAGTTTATGCATCTTTCTTTACAGGGAAATATTTATTTATTAAATACTCTACTCCCTGCAATCCGATAAAGCCTAAAATAAATGCCATGCCTCTCTCCATCTTTTCTCCCTCCAATCCTAATGAGGCAGTAATTACAGGAGTAACATAGTTAGCACATAAAATCCCTGAGGTAAAAGCTATAAAAGCTCCGCCCCATGTTTTCTTTTTCTTATTATAAAACATGATAGCAGAGCCTAAAAATCCAGCTGCTGAAAATGTAATATCTATGCCTAATGAGTGTAAAATATCTTTCATAATCTTAAATATAATTTAGGGCTATTCCTGATACTTTTTTAGCTCATGAAGTAGATAAAATTTAGCTTTCTCTAGATCAGCCTTTGCTGCCTCATTTGCATCCATTCCCTCTACTTTCTTTCCAGCTCTGCAGATGTATTTAATAGCATTCCCTAAATTAAAATTTAAATCATAGGCATCTATAATATCTATAGCCTGTACTCCTGAGGCTGTTTTATAATGTTTATTATCCATCTTTTTTGATCAGCTTTAAAAAAAAGAAATAGAGGTTAATAGCTCCTATGATATAAAAGATAACTGCTAGCATTAATCTAGAGGATTTTTTTCAATAGGTTTACTCTCTTTAGCATAATGAGTAGCTTTACTCTTAGGATCAGCCTCTTTTCTTTTACCTACATAGATTTTAATACAGCCATAGGCATCTACTGGCAGTTTCTTTAGATCCTCTAGATTAAGCTGGAGATTAATCCCATAATCATTAGCCCATCCTTTCCCTACATAATTTACTTTATCATCCTGCATACGCAATAAATTTTAAATCTCTTTTAAAGTTTCTAGTATCTCCTTTACATCTATAAATATCTATCTCCATCATGTAACATCCTAGAGGCTTAGGTAGCCTGCCCTTTTCAACATGATAGCCCATATATCCTCCATCATGCTCCTCCTTATAGGTAGCAGTTCTTACTATATGCTGATTAACTAGCTTTACCTCCATATTATCAGTTAATACCTCTCTCTTATTGATATGATGGTATAGCTCATGTACGTGCCCCTGCCATATTACCTCAGCATCTAAAAACATCTGCAGCCTGCTATCTTGGATTACTCCCTTAGTAATTACTCCTCCTCCTCCGTGCCCATGATGATAGCGCAATTTTATCTGATGTACTCTCCTTTCAGCTAATACAGGAGTAATAATGAAATAACCTCCATAGCCTCCTAGCTGGATGTTAGTATTATTCTTATAGTTTAAGGCTGTTACAAAATGCATCAGTACATCAAACTCATGCATTTTTAAAATGCTAGTTTCATGGTTTCCATAACCGATCATTAAAATCCTGCTAGCATAGGGAGAAAAAAACTCTACAGCATCTCTAATAATTAAATCAAAATAGTTAGCTCCATTATGCTCAGGTCGTATATCTGATTTATTACCTCTCCTATCATATTTGCCCTGCATGAGGCAGAAAGTATCTCCATTTAGGAGTATATATGCATCCTGCTCTACTGCCATATCTAGATGCTTTTTTAAAAGCTCTCTATTGCATTTAGGATTATCCCAATGCAGATCAGATAGCAATAGGTATTTTACTTTAGTTTCTGAGCTATAGGGGAGCTGCAGGCTATGCCTGATAACGTTTTTATTCTCTCTGATTATCATACTTTCCTGTAAAAGTTATGCCTGTACTCTCCGAATACATGAGGCTCTTTCTTGTAAATATAACAAACTGAAAAATAAAAACTACTGAGAGGCTTCATAAAGCCCATGAGGTTATTGTAAAAATACGTTCTTTCCTTTTTTAAATCATCTACATTTACCCCTGATGCTGCCAATAGATCAGGAGTATTAAGCAATCTATCCAGCCCTCTCAGGTAATCAAAATAAAATCTAACATAATCAATTTTATCAGCCATGCCGTAGCGTTTCTGAAAATTGTAATTATACTGCCCATCTCTTTTGAAATTCATAGGTTTTAGGTTTTAGGTTTTATTTATGATCCGCATCCAAAGCATTCAAAGCTGGAGCTCTCAGGCTTTTTATACTGCTGCTCCTGATCCTTTAGCTCTTTAATCCTTTTGTAAATCTCTGCATCATGCTCTGAAAAATCCCCTCTCAGCTGGAGGGTTAATGCCTCTATAGTTTGGTAATTTTGCATATCCATAATTACAAATATAGCCGCTTAATTTTTGTAGTTATTTTTTTTAACATTTTTCGGTAGCTCAGTTTTACTCATTTTGCTCATAAAATCATGCAGCATAGTATTTACATTATGCATCATTTTATCCTGAGCTAGCTCTATATACTCTGAAAAATCCAGCATAATAGTAGAGGCAGTTAATAGGCTCATCCCTAGCACATCATTTCCCTCCTCTTTAGATTTTTTATGGAGATCATTTAGCAGCTCTATCATTAGCAGATAAATCTCAAAGGGAGATGCATTATTTTTAATTGCATCCTCTAGCTTAGTTTCTATGTTTGGAGTAATTAGTATCTTTTCTTTCATAGCTTTTCAATTTAACTGCCTACCTCAAAATGCATCCAATCATAATTTTTAGCTCTACCTAGAGAGATAAAGCCATGCCTATAGAAAATATCTATCATGGGCTTATACTGAGGCTTAGCGAATTGAGCAGTTTTAGCTGTAGCTTTTAATCCATTCCTTGCAGGATCTAGATCAATGGCAATCCCCCAGCTATGCCTGCTATAATCATTCCCTCCTCTCATCTTTCTAAAAGCAAAGCATCCCCCGAAAAGGTCAATACCTAGAGCTCTGATCTGCTCTAATCCATAATGAGCTAGAATATCAGTAAAGATATTTGTAACCTGAGTAGCTACTAAACTATGAACTCTCATTTTTGTAATAGTATTTTTAGGATCCCATGCTAATCTCATAGGATATGGTAGGGTAATAGTTACTAGATAATCAGAGCCATCATCATCAGGATCTCCGTACTTTCTAATAATTTGTTCAGTAGTTAGCATAGTTTATTTTTTAAATTTGTTTTTAAAATACTCAGAGCCATAGGCTAGATCAGATGCCCCATTTCCATAATTAAAAGCCTCTATGATCTGCTCCTTCTCCATTGCTTTGGCTTTCTCTAGAGCATCTATAGGTAAATGGAAAATAATGGTATCAGGCTTATCTGCCCATTTGCATCTAGTTCCATCTATAAACTGATCCATTAACCATTGAACAGCTGTATTTTCTTGTTTCATTTGCCGTAAATTTCGTTGTAGTATGTTTCTCCGTCATCTTTTATTTCATCACAATTAGGATCATAATAATAAGCATCTATTATCTGTTCCTTCTCCATTGCTTTGGCTTCTTTATATGCTTCTAACATATCATTACCAATAAAGTATTGCATTCTTTCAAGTTCACTAAAGAACCACTCTACTGCTGTTTGTTGTTTCATTTTATACCTCCGTTATTGTTACTTTATATTTAGCCTCTATTATCTTTTTCTTTAATCTATATAGAGGTAGCTTTTTAGTTACTTCTGATTTTACATCTTCAATAACTAGCTTTTTTTTCTTTACATCAAAGTAGGCAAAATCTGCGATGTAATTAAAAACTTTTTCCCCATTCATGTAAAAGGGCATTTTTACCTGCAGCTTTAAATCTATGATCTCTCCTGCTCTTACTAGGAGCTTTAGCTGCTGGTATCTGCCAGCCTCTTTTTTGCTATCAAAGATATGCCCATCTAGCTCCGTTTTAATGTTATGATATTTGCTCATCTGCTATCAGGTTTAAAAGGTCGTAATAGGTGTTAGTTAGTTTAAAAGTTTCTCCCTCAGTTAGCTCAGGATTTTTGAGGCTCTTAGCTACAAATTTTAGGGCTGCCTTAGCTGCCTCTACCTCTGAGATAATAATTACCTCAGTATCTACCTGAGCTCTAGAAAATCTCTCCAGCAGGGCATTAGTATAATCAGATCTGCTCATGCTTTTCTTTTTAGCTTTATTCTTTTCTGATCTATCAGGTAGTAAAAGGTTTTTACTCTGAGATCTGATCCAATGCCTAGAGCTATCTGAAAATCCTCATAGCTTATCAGTTTATCATCTAGGTAAATATCATAGCTTTTAGTTACCTGATAGAGCCTACTTGGAAATATAAAATCGGTTTCTTTCTTTGTAGTTTTCATCAATTTTCTTTTTTACTGATCTCAGATTATCAGCCTCATTTAATGAGGTAGCAGCTTCAATCTTAGCATCTATGTAGCTATCTACTTTCTCTAGTGTATCTAGCTCTAGCTGATAGATATTTAGGCTATTAGTAGCCTGATACAGGGTATAAAGTTCTTTTCTAAATCTCCAATAAATCTGAGCTGCTTTTACATCAGAGCTTAATAAGGTTTCATACATGGTTAATAAAATTATCTAGTTTACTTAATAGGTATTTATGCATAGCCTCATCCTCTATAAATCTCTGCAGGGCATAGGCTTTAGCTCTAAATGATAGATCTCTACTCTGCTGAGGCATAACTAGAGAGGCTATCATGCTCTTTATATTTTTCCCCTCAAAATATCCTGCATGGTTAGCAGCCATTTCCAGCTCATGGATAGCATCCTGATAATCATTATCCTCTAGGGTTATCTCTGAGAGCTTATGCTTTAGGATAAAATCATAGACAACTGATGCAGGGATAAAAGGAAAAGTATCTGCTACAGCTCCTAGCCCTCTGCTGGAGAGTAGATCTAGATATGGGATAACTACTGATGAGGCGAAATCTATCTGCCTAGCTTTAATTACCTCCTCTGATGGGATCTCATACAGATCATAGCTATTAGATCTATCCTGTTTATTAGCTGCAGCTTTCTCTGCTGAGATGATTTTAAAGATGATAAATGGAGAGCATTTAAATACTTCATGCTTTTTCCTGCCCTGAGTAAATAGATCATCCAGCTCATCTGCTTTTAGGTTAGGGATGGAGGATAGATCAGCTGCTAGAGATCCTGCAGATAGGGCTAAATCCTCAGCCTCTGCATTAGTTCCATAGTAATTATAGGCAGTAGCTAGCAGATTTACTGCTACTATTTTCTGCTCCTGCTTACTTAGTTCTTTAAAAAGCATTTTAAAAAATGTTTACTTCCTTAACTGCTCTATCTACAGAGGCATTATCCCATCCGAGATCATAGAGAGCTAAAAATGTAGAGCTAACAATAGAAGTAAGATTATCATAATCTCCTGTATATGGGAGCTGGATCTTTACTTCTTTAGTTTCTTCTCCGATTTCAGTTACAAAACTGATAGTGAATTTTGGTGATTTTTCCATTTTTTTAGGTTTTATGTTTACAAAAGTATTTATTTTTTCTGAGCTAAAATATCTAGAGCTTCCTGCTGTTTACTTTTTAACGATTTTTTAGAGGTCGCTTTATTCTTGATCTCTGAGAGTTTTCTGCAGTAGTTAGCAAAATGCCTCAGGATCTCCTGATACTTTGCATAGGTAGAGCCCTGTAGCCTTGCATGGTTAATAAATTCCTCCCTAGCTAGAGCATAATCCTCTGAGCTTATTCCAGCATTCATGCAGTAGGTTTCTAGATGCATCTGATCCTCTGCAAACTGCTCTAAAAGTTTCTCTGTTAATCCCTTAATATCATCATAATAATATTTAGTATTTACTTCTTTACCTATATATAAGGAGTGCCTATGCATTTTTTGTATAGGCATTTGTTGAGGCACTTGTATAGGCATAGCATTTTGCTCCTGCATTTTTTGCATAGGCAAATGAGTAGGCAAATGAGTAGGCTCTGATGGGATGCCCAGCTTGATCTCTACCTGCATAGTCCTATACTGATTTTTAGCCTCAGAGATGATGGAAATAAATGAGGCATTTTTAAGCCTTTCTAGGCTCTTGTAAATCGTTCTAGTATCTACGCCTATTATTTGGCTTATCTCCTCGCTATAAAGAGATAAATGCCCTCTACTGCGATTTAAATTGTAAAGATGGGAGATATAAAAAGCTACTGCAAAATCTATAGGCTTAGCTCCTACGTTTGGCAGATAATCAAAGATCCATCTGCTGATACTATAGCCATCATATTTTTTACTCATGGTTTTAGGTTTTAGGCAAAGATAAAAAAGCTCCCCTATCAGGAGAGCCTTTTTTTACTTTTGGAGATTATTTAGCTTTTCCTTTAGCAGCATAGTTAGCTCTAGGCTGATCTGAAGATTATCCTCAGCATTGATTTTAAATGGCTGTTTATGGTAGTATTTATCCATGAATAGCTGCAGCATCTTTTCTATCTGTAGTTTATGCTTAGGATCATTCGCTGGATGAGATACTATCCTATCTAGTTTCTGATAATCTTTAATAATGCCCATCATAACAAACTAATTTTAACTGATGTGGTAGAGTATTTTTTAGGAGGATAGATCTCATAGCTCTCCCCTGTTTCAGGATGGATAACTGCTGTAGGCTTGGTAATAGTTTTTAGCATTTTCTCTCTCTCCTTAAATAGTTTTTCTAGCTCCTGCTGCTTTTCTAATAGTTCCTGATAGTATAGATCTTTGCAGCTCTCATAATCATATCTACTCCCTACCTCTGCTATGCTGAATTTAGCACCATGCAGGCAATCACCAGCTTTACCATACTTCTCAGCCTCAGCCAATGCATAAAAATCTATCTCTTTTATAGCCTTAGCTAATGCCTCCTGCAGGATCTTAGCCTTAATTTTTACCTCCAATGGGTTAGCTCCTCCCTCATCTACTGCATTAATGATAGCTGATGAGATGAGATCTGCAGAGGCTTTACCATTAAGCCCCTGCATGATAGTTAATAAATTATCCATTAATATCTTCCTTTACTTTATTCCACTTTTTAGCCTGCTCATCTGAGAGCATATAGTTATTAAATAAATAGCTCTCTATTTTAGCTCTCTCTGCTGCTGCTCCTGCTTCCTGATATCTAACTATAGCTCTAATAAATAGCTCCTCTGATACTTGCTCTAATACTTTCTCCTGAGCTTTCTCTACAGGCTTAGCTGCTACAGGCTCAGGCTTACTATATACAGGCTTAGCCTCAGGTTTTTTAGGAGCTGCTTTATCATGCTGATTAGTAGCATCTGCATCCTTATTATCATCAATCAGTAGCAGAGCATTTAGGGCATACTTTCTAGCATAGCTGGATGCTGCTCCTGTAATCTGAGATCCATCCATGCCCTTTTTATTCTCCTCCTCCCTAGCAAATGAGGTAGAAAAGATAGTATCTATCCCATCAGTATAGATAGCAGTAGCTTTAATATAGTACCTCTCCCCTATTAGCATGATCTCATCCTGCAGATAGAGAGAGATGCCCTCAGGTAGCAGAGGTTTTACACCCTCTACTATATCCTCACAGGATCTGTAGCTATAGCCTCCAAACTTATTAAACTGATTTTTAGGAGCTTTTAATTTTACCTGTAGCTCTCTCAGGCTTTTTACCAATTTTTCCATATTGTTTAGGTTTTACTTGACAAATATAACCGCTATTTTGTTAGCTGTTTCTTTTTTTACTTTTTTTAGGATATTCGCCTACCTGCCTATTATGGATGTACCTGATTAAAGTAGATACCATTTTTAGCTGTAGATCTTTCCTGATGCTGCCGCCATTTAAGGCTTTCCTGATAGTAGCTCTATTTACTTTAGATGATAGATGTAGCTCCTCTCTAGTGATGGAGTATAGATCCATCTGATTTAAAAAAGCCTCTCTAGTATCCTCAGGCATTATGATCATGTTACTCATTTACTGATGCAATTAAAATTATCTGATACATTTTAGATTTTAGATTTACCTCTATCCTAGTGAGGTTAGTATTATTCTTTTTTATGCTAGGATCATAGAGCTCAGTAGGGATATAGCTAATACTTTCATATCCATTATTTAGCCTGCCTACTGAGGTTTCATTTATGTATTTTACTAGCTCTCCATGAGTAAAATACTTTAGGCTGTAGATCTCCTTAATAAATGATCCCTCTCCTACCCCAATGGTAGCAGCTGGATGGAAATTTACTAAATAGGCTACCTCAATATTTTTAAATGTTAGTTCCATTATTCGTTAATTAAAAGGGTGTTAGTATTGTTATCAGGGAAAAATCCTGAGGTAGCTTTACTCCTCTCAGTTACTTTTACATAATCTACTTCTACCTTAGCAGAGTTTACAATAACCTGAGCTATATCTGCTATAGCCTTAGCTCTATCTAGCTCTAATGGTTTCTCATCATCTAACAGGGCTTCCATTGTGGCGAAAAGATGATTACGCAAATCTTCAATTTTGTTCTTTGGCATTGATTTTATTTTTTAAGTTTTTTAAAATTTTGATTACTCCTACTAAATCAGATGGATAATTATGGATAGTATTTTTTAGCATATTCTGTACCCTAGTTTGAATACCTAGATTTTCAATAGCTAGGTTATTTCTATTCCCATCCTTAAAGTAAACTATGTAGCCCTTAGGGATAGCTCCATGATGCAGCTCATAGATATAGGTATGCTTTTTAATGTACTTACCATTTGTTTTGATATAGGTATATCCATCTTTATCTACCCTCTCTGATCCATCAGGTTTAAAGTTTGGAGGCATAGTACCTTTTTTAAACATGGTTTTCTTTACCTTAGCATATACCTCTGCAGGCATTTTCTTTCCTTTGTTAAATGGCTCATGATCTTTAGAAAATCTATGAGCCTGCCCTGATGATTTTAATCTATCAGCCTGCCTCTGCAGTTCCATCTCTCTAAATGCTGGATCTTTTTTAATCCCTCTAGTAAAAGCTACATTATAAACACAACTCTCAGAGATAGATAAATGCTGAGCTATATCTTTTGCATATTGGTAGGGATAGTTTTTAATGATATACTCTACTTTATCCAATGGGATCCTTTTGCTCATTCCTCTCCCTCCTGTAGCATCTCCTTGAATAGATGGAAAAATAGAGTAACTAGCACCCATACAAAAGCTAGAAAAGCCAGCAATAAAATTGCTTTACCATTCCATGCAGATAGATCATAGCAATCTGCAGTAAATCCCATCAGCAGATAAATAGCTGCAGGGAGAGAGATGAGATAAAATGCCCATCTCAAAAATCCTTTTAAGTTTTTCATATTGTTTAAAGTTTAAAGGTTTCTACTTAATTAGCCCTCAGCATCTACGATATAGGCTCTATAATCAAAGCCTACCCCTCCAGCATGATGATAATCTGAGGATAGAGATAGATCTAATACATCTGCTACCTCCTCTAGATAGTTAATAGCTTTCTCCTTACTTGCAAAATCCCTGCAGTAGTTAGGCTTTTCAGAGATATGCTGCTGCATAGGCTCTACTTTTACCTGATAAATAGTTTTCATTTCTTTAGGTTTTAGGTTTTTTGTTTCTTTACTATGTGACAAATTTAATACCTTTTTTGTCATTGTCAATACCCAAAATGAAAAAAAATAAAAAAAGGCATAAAAAAAGCCCTGCAGATATTGCTAGGGCATAAACATTTTTTTTCTTAATAAATAAAAAAGCCCCTGCAATTAAGCAGAGGCTCTATAAAACCTAAAGCCTACTATGAAAAGGCAGTACAAAGATACTAATTTTTCTCAGTATCATCTACAGCCATTTGAGAGATAGTAGTAATAATAGTGCCTGCAGTAATTAAATAGCCTGATAAAGATACTACAGCTAGAGGCAAAGCTACAGGAGTAGCAGCTAATGCCCCTCCGATTACTCCAGCTACTATCCCAATAGTTCTCAGCTTAGCGAAAAATGGAGGAGTAGGAGCTTTAATCCTCTCCATTACATCCATCTCATTAGCTTTTTTAGGTAGCAAATTTTTTAAATTTTTCATAATAACTCTTTTAGTTAGTTCGTATTTATTTTTATGGTAAATGGATTTCAGCATAGGAGATACCTCCATTTTCTGATACCCATAATCTACAGCCATTTTCATAAAATGCCATAGCATCCTGATAATTTAAATCATACTTTGTAGATCCATCTACTAAAGTTACTGCATAAACTTTTATCATGGTTTCAAAATTTCTATAAATGCTGCCTCCAAAATTGCTGTATCTGCTCCTACTGATTTTAATACATTAAAGGAAAATGCAGTAGTAGTATTTAGATCTATTGTATTATTAGTAAATGCATTGCTAGATGTTCCTATGCCTGCTACGTTTGTTGATGCCCATATACGCAAATTAGTAGTAGATGTAACAATCATAAAAAGCTCTCCCTGTACCATTGTTAAAGATGCTCCCTGAGCTGCAGTACCTAAAATACTATTTCCTGAGGTAGTATTATTACCAAATCTAATCCTAATCTGTTTAGTTCCTGAGTTACCACTAAATGAATATATAAAACCTAATCTCAGAATATCCCCTGAAGATAAAGTATTAGCAGGGATGGATAAAGTTTGGATTACAATCTCATTACCATTACCGGGATTACCTGCTAGGGCTGATCCCGAAAAATGAACTGCAGGAAAAGTTACTCTAGGGATGCGAGCATTAGCAAATACTCCACTATTAATTTGAGATGCTGAAAATGTTTTACTTGCATCAGAGGTATTATCTACATTTGATAGCCCTACCTGCGTTTTAGTTAATGGTCTATTTTTCCATAGTCCATCAGAGGCATAGTATAAATAATGATCAGTAGCAGGGCTAGTAATTTCTACCCCATGCAGCTCTCCTAGCTCATAGCCATTCTGAATAGCAATAACCATTCTGCCCTCAGTAGGATGAGCCCTAACTACATAGCCGATAAATACAGCATGAGCTGGCTCTGCAGGAGGAGTATTAGCTACATAATCTCCAGCAGTTTCTGAGAGCCATAGCATATCCCCTGCAGCAAAGGCAGATAAATTAAGATTATGCAAAGTGCCATTAATTGCTACAAATCCATCAGTATTATCAGGTATATCTGCAGATACTATGCCTATAGTTTTAGTAGCAGTAGCCTCTAGAGATGCATCAGCTAATAATGCATTAGGTCTATTACCTGTAGAGCCTGATAGATAAACTGCTTTACCTTTAGCCAATGTAGATCCTGTACTATTCCTAACTATGATCTCTATCCTCTCAGCTTTATCTACTACCCCATCAGCATCAGTATCATATACTGATTTAAACATATCCCCCTTTAGATCTAATACAGCATCTAGGTTAGCATTATCTGAGGGCTGCCCTGTAATATCAGCAAAAGCTACTGATCCTCCTCCTCCTGTAGGCATAATAATTAAATCCTCATCTGCTACTCCATCCCTATAATAATACTTTACTGCCTGGCCTGCAGTAATAACTACTACCTCTAGCCCCTGTACTCTGAACTCCTGAGGGATGGATGCATTAGCCTCAGCTACTGAGCTATAATTACCTACCCTATTATCTAAATGCTTAGGAGCATCTAGCTGAAAATTATCATTGATATTAGTTAATGCCATTAGCTAAAATTTATGTATCTGCCTGTAGTTATGTAGTTAGTAATATAGAGAGTATATGCCTCTGCATTAATCTCTATAGCCTCTGAGGTAAATAGCTCTCCTACTCCTATCTCTCCTCTATTTATGTTGCTATTATACCATGCTGTATAGGTTACTCCTGCAGCATCAGGGATAGCTAAATAAAGATACCCCTCTGAGCTTGCATAGTTTACTCCATAGCTGGATAGATCTCTTACAAAAGCATTAGGAGTAGCCTCTGATAAATCTACTGATGAGCTCTCTGAGATACCAAAATAAACTGCATAGGGCAGAGTATAGGTAGGGATGGAGCAAATATCTCTGCCAAAGGGCATAGAAAAATCTAAAGATAAATTAGCTCCTGCTAAAACATCATTTTGAATATCAAAAAAAGGCTGTATATTATTCTGCTCTGATACTTGCATATCATCTGCTCCATCATTAAAATAATGATTAACAAAATCAGATGCAATTAAAACGCAATCAGATACCACCTCATCTATTACATCCTGATTAAAATCATTTAAGGATCTCCCAGCTGCATACTTCTCAGGATTTTCTACCCTATCCATGATATTTAAGGAAATGGTATAAACTAGAGAGCTCCCCTCAGTTCTGCATCTCTCTAGATTAATAAATACTAGAGGATAATTAACGTGCTCCTTTCCTTCCTTTCTAAAGCTGAGGATATTTGCACTATGCAGCTCTAAAGGATTACCCGTACCGAAACTATTTATTAAAGGATGAGCCTGAGAAAATTCTAAAAGGCTCTTTTTTATCCTGTTGTAACTGCTCTGCATAAACTTTATTTAATTTTTCAATATTAGAAAAGTTAGCTCCTCTCTTTTTAGAGGTCGCTTTCTCTCCTATTCCCATAAAATCTCCCTTTGCAATCATGGCAATCATCTAAAATTAAACCTAATGTATATGCATCTCTGATAGGTAGCATCTTATCTATAGTACTATTAGCAGAGTAGGCTGGATAGCTAGAGCTATTAGCAATTAAATACTTTACCAACCTCTGCCCATAAAACTCTGCTTTAATTCTATTCTTTTCAGTTACCTCTCTGATCTCATTTAATGATGCATAATTAGAGCCCTCTCCATTGTTTCTAGTTAGATCCCTGTTTACGAACTTATAGGAGATAGCCATAGGTAGCTCCATCATAATATAATAAACTAGGCAGGGCTTAATATAGCTCCTGAGCAGAGTAATATTATTAGTGCTAATATCATCAGCTATAATCTCATCTGAGATCTCTACAAATAAATCAGTACCTAAAATAGGCTGCAGATACATATCCTGAGCTAGTAAAATAGTAGGTCTGATTTTATCCATAGATAAATTTTCATCTACTATACTATACTCTTTTAGCCCCTGCTCAGTAATAAATAATGCTCTCTCACTCATGATTTTCTTTTTACTAATTTCTGCATCCAAATATGCCTACAAAATGGATAGGTTAATCCTGTTTTACTATCAGTATAAAATCCTCCTCTTAGCTCCCATACGTTTCTGCCTGTAATATTTGAGATAGTATCAATCTCCTCCCTACTAAATAGCTTAGGATTATCCAGCATATAGGCGCAAAATTCACGAGTAGTAGGTAGCTTAGCTGCTCCTGAGAATTTTGGATTTTTTTCATACTGATATTTTACCTCCAAAAATCCCTCAGTAGATTTAATATAATCATCTACATCATCCCCGATTTTCCTAATACCTCTATCTACTTTGATTAATCCCTTTTCTGTTAGGTAATTAAGCCTCTCAGATACTAGCTCCTCAGTAGCATCTACTTTATCTGCAATATCTCCAGCAGGCATATTAGGATCATCTTTCAAAATCTTTAAAATTAATTTATCTAGATCATCATACTGAGATGCGAAAAGCTGAGCCTCTGATTTTACTACCTCCTCAAAATTCTGAAAATCAAAAATCTCTGCTTTTAATACCTCATAATTATCTGCATTCTCTCCATACTCAGAAAAAATATTAAAATCAAAATCATGAGCATTAAAAGATGCTGCAGGAGCTGGAGCTGCAGAAGTAATAGGCATTAATCCTACTATAGCTCTGATCTCATCTGCACTCATGCTCTCTAGCACCTTATTAGCTACTAATGGAGATAGCTGATTAATAGCATTGATTAATTGCTGCTGAGAGCCCTGAGTAGTATCAGGCAAAGGAGCTAGCCCTGCTATAGCTCTCATCTCATCCTTTGTAGATACTTGTAATAATGTTTGCTCTGATAGCTGAGCAGTAATAGGCTCTAGCTGCTTAATCTCTAATGCATCATCTACCCCTTTAAAAGATAGGATATAATTAAAAACTGAGCAGATGATATTCTGCCGATCTGATGCATAGATATTTTTAAATAGCTCATACGCATCTATCAGCTCATTTCTATTACCTAGAGAGCCTGCCTCCCTGATACCAAAAATCAGAGGGCTAGTAATTCTATGCGCTACAAATAACTCATTTTGCACCTGATCATTTAGTAGATTAAACTGATCAGGTAGATCAGAGGTAGGGATAGCATCAATAGTAGGAGCATTTTCTTTGCTATCATGGAACGTAATAAACATCCTGCCAGCATTATTAGTACCTCCCCATTTATCATTAATCTTTCTCTCTATAGTTCTAGCAGCATCCTCTGAGGGCTTTCCATCATTAAAGGAGATCATAAAGCCTCCCCAAAAATTATTATTTAGGTTATTAAGATGGAAATTACTGATCTCTTTATCAATCTCTATATACTTTAGAGCCCCGATATAATCAGGGATAGCATATACTTTACCTCCAGCTGTATATTTTTTGTAAAATATCATCTGCTTTCCTACCTTATTTTCAGGATCAAAAGCAGGGATTTTCTCAGCCTTATCAATTTTTGCGCTAGTTCCCCAATTTTCTAGAACATAGAAATAATTTAGCTCCTCATCAGTTCGTACCTTATTATACCCTACATGAGATACAGATACAGGCTGCTGATTTAAGCCCCATATAACCTCTAAATAAAAGCCATTAAATAGCTCAAAATCTGCTGCTACTTTATTAAGCAGATCATTAGCATCCTCATACGGATTAGGAGATGCTAGAAAAGCCTTTACTATATTCTGCTGCTCAGGGTTTAAATTTTTATTCTTAATGCTAAATCCGTTACCAATGATAAAGTTAATTTTACCATTGATCAGAGCGTTATGCTTAGCTGATTTAAGATAAAGATCTAAAAGTTTATCAGGATAATCATTCCTATCCCCTGAAAATACAATGCCTTTTACAGGCTTTTCTTTATACTCCTCAGGAGCATAGGCAGATAAATCTACTCTTTTAAATATTTGGCTCATAATATGTTACATTATCTGCATAGCTACTAAATGCAGTATCATTATATAAATGCTCTGCTAGCCCTGCCTCTAATACCTTTACTAAATTACTATCATTAATATCTACTGCTACTCCATCAGATAAAAACACGCTGTATCTATACTGCCCATCCTTTAGAGCTGGAGCTGTAAAACTAAATCTATTAAATCTCTCAGGGTTAGGGCTCTGATCATTTCCTAAATCTATGAAATAGGAGGTATTAGTAGCAATATGCAGTAAAGATAAATAATAATAGGGAGTAGCTATATCAATAGCCTCATCTCCTATAGTTATCAAAATGATATTCTCTATATCCTTAGTTAAATAAATCATCTATCTATAAATAGAGATAGCCTCAAAAATGAGCAAATAAAAAGCCCCTGCTAATGCAGGAGCTCAAAACAATATGAAAAACGGAAAAGGTATTTATTAACTTAGCAATCCTGCTACTACTCCTGAGCTGATGCTATATGCTTCCTCAGGCTCTTCTGATGAGATAGTTAGGTTATAGCCATTCATATCTCCCATAGCTGTACCCGTTACTGCAGTTTTAGTAGAGATCTCACAAAGGTTCTCTTTACCAATAAACCAAAAATCATTATTTTGGGTTTGCACAATGCAGTAAAAGCGGCTGCCTGCCAAAAGTTTTAGCTCATTTCTAGTTGCAGTATCTTGTTTATGTAAAACTACAGTAACCTCAGTAGTAGTAAAGCGAGTACCATTAGCTCTAGAGCCTGTAGTAGTTTCTGTTACCTGAGATAATCCCTTAGGTAGATCATACTTAAAAAATAATTTGTCTGCAGCTAAAGTAATAGCAGAAATAGCTCCTGCTGATGCAGTCATGCTACTGATGCTATCTCCATCTCCTACATAGATAGCTTTAATACCACCTACGTTATCACGGCAAACTGATAGGGCTCTGCCTGTTGTTAATGCACAACTCATATATAATCCTCCTATTTTTTAAAAAGGAGCAGAGGATGTTACTCCCCTGCTCTCGTTAATTATTACGCTCCCAAATGGTACTCTACCACCTGATCAATAAATGCTACCTGAGCACCAATATTAGCCTCCCAAACGAATTTAAAATTGCGATCGGATTTATCATAGTAAAGCTCAAAGGTTTCATTATCGCTTTCTAAATCTACTCCATAAATGAAATTAGATTTCAAGCCTGCATACATTTTATTCTGCCCTGTTAATCCAGCTACAGGAACGATTTTCATGTTAGTAGCAGGGTGGTAAAAATCACCCTCAAAAGATCCTGTAGGAGCAAAGGCATAAAGGTTAGCAGTACGCAAAGCCTGAGTATAGATGCGGAACCAATCATAGCCCATAAACAACTGCAAATCTTCCTTATCCAACAAAGCAGAAGGAGTATTAGTATAAAGCTCATCTACAGATGCCAAAGCATTAGCAGTAGTAAAGGTAGCAGTATTAGAGGTATTTCCATCTACGCAACCTGTAGATCCGCTAGTGCCGATAGTAGTAATCAATCCAGTAAACTGAGTAGAGCTGCCTGCATTCTGCCAAATTGCATTTTCCAAAGCTACGCCAATAGCTCGGATTTTCTCATTTACATAGCTCTCTTCAATAGGCATATCCTGAGCTCCTGCCATAGCTCCAGCAGTCATTAGCTGGCGCATCCAATACTGCTCTAATGATGATACACAAAGTGCCTCATGGGAAAACGTGTGCTTAGCTCCGATCACACGCTGAGAGATAGTAGTATCTCCTGATGCAGTAAAGGTACAGCCTGAGCCATATTGCAAGCCTGCATCTGTAGCGATGCGGTTAATAGCTGTATCTCCTTTACAACCTGTTTGGATAGTCATGTTTTTAGCAGAGCGAGGAGAGGCTACTGCTTTAGCCAATAGAGGCAATTTATTTTGCTCTACATAGGCGGTCAATGTTCCTAGTGAAAATGCCATAATTTAGTTTTTTTTAATTGGTAAATCCTTTTGAAATTTCTTTTAATCTGTTTAATTTTTCCTCATCAGTTTTCACTGCTTTAAATGCGTTAAAGTAGTTAGGCTTAGAGGGCTCTGCTGTAGGCTTTTTAGAAAGCTCATCTACTACCTCAATTAATGAGAAGTTAGCAGAAAATAGAGAGCTCATTTTACTCTCTGCCTCCATCAACTTAGCTTCAATAGCTGCTACTTTAGCCTCTAGCTCAGCCATTTTAGCCATCATCATAGCCATCATTTCCTCAGCATCAAAGGCTGCAGGAGCTTCCTCAGCTGGAGCATCAGAGCTCATCTCCTCAGGCTGTTCATCAGCAGGATCAGTAGAGCTCATCTCCTCTTCGATAGGCATGATCTCAGTAATAATACCTCCCTCAGTTTTTACCTTAGCTACTCCCTCAATAACATGAACTGCATCAGGAGCAGGGCTAGTAGATCCATCAGCTGCTACTACTGATACAGCAGTACCTACTACTAAATCTCCCTCTACTCTGATTACTGCCCCACTATCTAGGGTATAATCTGCAAATTTTTGAGCCTGAGAAAATTTTAAAATGTTCTTTAGGCTTTTTAATACTACTACATCCATAATAATTCTATTACAATTTTAAATATCAATTTAGTTTACTTTGTGCCATTTGCTATCAGCTCATCTATCAGAGTAAAGATTTCACTATATAGCTGCTGCCTCTCATCATTTTTCTCTAATGGGATATGCTTAAAAATACCCTCTACTGAAAAGCCTCTAAAAATTCCCTTTTCAATAAACTCACTCCATACATCATCATTATCTACTTTCCATGATCCCCACCATGCCCCATCTTTTAAGCCATAGCCTGTAGGAGGGATGATGCCCCTAGAGCTATCAATTAATAAACTCTCAAATAAATAAACTCCCTCAGTTTTAGCTTTATGATCTAGAGTAACAGCATCTAAATAATGATTTTTAAAAAACTTTTGTACGATCTTAAAAATGCTCTCTGCTGTAAATGTTACATAATACTCTTTTACTCCTCCAAATGCATCAGTATCTCTCCTTAAAATAAGCTCATCAGGGATCATAATAGCACCGCTAATAATTCTCCTGCTCTCATTCGCTGTAAATCTCTGCTGCCCTAGTTCGTTAAAGGCTAGAAAGTTCTTTTTAATTGCAGGATTTTCTACCAATGATACTGCAAATACTCCACTATCATCATTATCATCTAGATTAATATCTAGGAGATAAATAGGTAAATTTTCTTTTATCATAATCTACTATTAGTTTTTAATCGGTTAGCTCTTTTCTGTTTACTGCTAATATCACTCTCTACTACATAGGCTCTGATCTCTGAGCCTTTATCCTTATTTTGTAGCTGAGTAGAGATAGGCATAGCTGGCGTAATAGCTGCCCCTGATGCTGTTAGGCTAGGAGCTGCAGTAGATCCTTTACCTCCTGATGAGCTAGATCCTCCTGCATCAGATTTATATTTTTGAGCTCTAATTTGCGCTACGTTCGCTAGCCCTGCTGCTACTGCTGCTGCTGCTGCCACAAATGGAGCACCGGGAAAGGCTGCAGTTAATGCAGTATTAGCTGCTGTAGCATTAAAGGCATTGATAGCAGAGCTATAGGTAGCTACTAATGCAGAGGCAATATCTAGGGCTTTCTTTCTTTCAAAGGATTTTTTTCTTAGCTCCTCCTGCTTAGCCTCATTTCCCTCAGCCTCAGCTATCTGATTTTTATAGTAGCTCTCTATTAGTTTTGAGGCAGTACCTATAGAGCTGGATAATTGCTCAGTAATAAAGTTATTTAATGCTATCCTGCTAGCTTTCTCATCCTCTGCTAGTGTTTTACGTTCTTGCGTTAATTTAAATACTCCCTCATTAAACTGCTCCTCAGTAATTAGCTGCTTATCTCTAGCATCTTTTAGGGCTTTCTCCTCTAAATCTAGAGTATTTTTTCTTAGCTCAAAGTTAGATTTATTAGCCTGCATCTGCATATCTAATACTTTCATAGTATTAGTAAATGCAGCCTGAGCATCATTTACTGCATTAATGCTCTCCTGCTTTTTTCTCTTTTCTGCATAGAGCTGATTAATCTGATCTATTTTTTTATTTCTCTCCTCAGTAGATAGCACCTCAGCATCTAGAGCCTTAATATCTGCTGCCTTTTGTAGATCCAGCTCCTTTAATGCTCTCTGCCCCTCATTTTGGATAGTAGCTAAAAATGCCTCATCTTTGATAGCTTGCATCTGAGCCTCAAAATCTAGAGCCTGCTTTTTATCCTCCTCATTAAATTTATTAATGAGCTCTACTCTCTCAGAATTTTGTTTTTTATCTAGGGCAGCTGTTAGCTTAGCTCTCTCCTGCTTTGTTAGCTTCATAGTAGCTAGCTCATCCTTTTCTTTCTGCTGCTGAGATACTAGATTAAATAGCTCTCTATCTCTCTCATCTTTTATCCTGAGTAGAAAAGCCTCAGCCTCTATATCTCTGAGCTTATTAGCTGCAGCTCTAGCTCTATCCTGCTCCTCTTTTCTTAATCTCTCAGCCTCTTTAGCTTTATCTGCAGCCTCTTTTTTTCTTTTCTCAGCCTCCTCTTTAGCTTTCTTTTCCTTTTCTGCTAGGCTTTTATTATACTCTACATCAGCAATCTGTAAATCAACCTTTAAATTTTCAATATCATTTTTGAGCTCCTTAATTTTCTGCTTTCTCTCCTCAGTAGCATCCTCTGCCTGAGCTTTTTCTAGCAATCTTAGAGCTGCTTGGTTATCATGGATTTTACTCTGTAGGGCTAATGTTTGCTCAAAATATGCTAACTGATCATTACCCTGAGCCTTAGCTAATTTAGCCTCCCTCTCATATCCAGCAGCATTTAAATCTGCAGCTGCTTTAAATCTTTCTGCTGCCTCCTCTGCTGTAGTTCCTGTTTCACTCATTAGGGAGATGATCTCAGTTAACGCATAGATCAAAGCTCCTACCCCTGTTGCAACTAATGCAGCTCTAAATGCCTTAGTAGCCAATGTAGCTCCCTGAGTAACAAAGGTATAAACCTTCATAACTCCCTCTTGGATCTTCATGCCTACTACGTTATTTTTCTGAGTAAGGTTAGCTAGCTCAGTTATCCCCTGCAGCATAGCCATAGCTCCCTGTACTTTCATTAGAGCCTTTTCTACCTCTTTATTCTCAGAGCCAAACAAAGCCATAGCACCCTGAGCAGCAGCAAAGCCTGCAGCTATTCCCTTAGCTACTCCTACAGCTAAATCTAATTTAGGGAAATCTGATGATAGGATATTTACCCTATCATTCATATCCCCTATCCTATCCTTTAGCTCCCCTGCTCTGCTCTCTAGCTCTCTAAATTTCTCGCTGGCTGTATCTCCTGCAGCTGCTAAAGTTCTGAGCTCCTTTTGTACCTGCTTAAATTCAGTACGCAAATCAGTAGTGCCCTTTTTACTACCTGAGGCATCTACGTTAATATCTATTACAATCTCTCTTTTATCAGCCATATCTATAAATATAAATTACTCAGGATTAGTAGTAGCAGTAGGAGTAGAGATAATAGGCTTTCTCTCTCCATCTAGATCAGCTCCAGCCCCATCTACTACAGCAAAAGTAGTAGGAGAAAATGCAGTTATAGGAAAATCTAGCAGTAGCTCTACCTCCGTACTATTGTACCTAATATTATCTACGTTGTTTACATTTTGAACTTTCCACCTCTGCCCCTTAAAAAATACCTTATTTCTAAAGCTAAAGGTATTAATATCCACCTCATTAAGAAAAAAGCTAGCAGTAACATATTTAGCATTAGGATTAATAATACTATTTAATTTGTTTCTATGTAGCCAATTAAAAAGATTATTATTAGTGTAATTAAATAAGGTAGGATTTTCGGGAGTATTAGAGTAGTATAGCTCTCTAGGCATCCCGAAAAGAAAATCTATAGTAGGATTATAGGGATTATTTAAATGCCCTGCATAGGGATATTTTTCCATAGGTACGCTATTGAAAACAAAAAATCCAGCAGTTACAGGATAGGAGATATAATCAACATATACAAACCTACAGCCTGCAGCTATTTTCTTTAAATTACCATTCTCAAAATCATAAAATCTAGGGATCAGCCTAGAGCTGTTACCATAGTTTACTACTACAGGAGCAGCAAAGATAGATCTATGCTCCTCTGCCTCTGCAGCAAAATCTGAGGTATTGATAAAATCTCTATAGCTGTAGTTTTCTGCATAGCTATTAAAATACAGATTATCAAAATATCCACCTCCTCTATTATGGCTATAGATAAATCTCTTTTTAGCTAGAGCTCCAGCTGGATCTATACTGATCTCCTTTGAGGTATCTAGTTTATCATCCCAATTTAATAAAGTTCCTGAGGTATAAAAATCATCATAGGTATCTATAATGATATTTTTAGGGTTATTCTTATCAGGCTCAGCAAATAAATTAAAATCTCTGAGCACCCCTCTCAAAAAATCTCCCTGCTTA